CATCTTTTCATAATCCTTAGGGTCGCCAAACATAAAAGAACTTTCCTCTTTGTTTTTATTAGTTTGTTTCTTTATCTCCTTATCAAGATTAATTCCATGTATTCCTGCAAGAAACCTTCTCTCTTGCATTTGCTCCTCTTGGTATTGTTCAAAAAGAACAAGCATTTGGTCAATTGTCAATCCTCCTTCTTTGAAACTTTTTCTGAAGAAGTGTTCAAGTCGGTATCCGTATTGTCGACAAACTGTGATAACTGCCTCTTCAAGACTGATGGTAACTGCTCCGGCTGGAAGAGGCTTATTACGTTTTTTACTGGCATCTTATAATTGGTTTCATAAACAACTTTGATAATCTCCGAAAGTTGCTCATTGTCCAATTCCTTCATTAACTCTGGGATATCTTCATCCGGCAGAACAAACTTAAAAATTGGCTCAATGTTGTCCTCTATCGCTTTTACTGCTTTGGCAACAATGATTAGATTCTTTTCATCCTTCGATTTTCCCTTATCCCCCTCTGAAAAGATAGACTTCAAAAGACCATCTATCCTCTTTGTAAGTTGCTTTTGATCGTGCATAGACAAGGGGTATACCTTAGCCTTCCTCAAATTGTGGATGCCAACTTCAACATCCACAATTCGGGGATTGACTCTTTTGGCAATTCGCTTTTTGATTTTTACTCTTTCTGGCATTTCTATATTCTCCTTAAAAGATTGTTATGATGTTGTTGTTGTCGTACTGGAAGTAGTAGTCGTTGTTGTAAAAACGCTACCATCATTCCATAAGATTTGTCCAATGGGCTTGTCATCCCATGCGGAATTTCCACCGGAAACTTCACTATCTGCCCGTTTTGCTTCAATCGAAACAGCAACGGCAGCAGGCTCTTCGGGTGCAAAGTCCATTTCAATGGAACCAGAGACTTGGGCTCTCGGAAAGATAATATTCATCGTATTTGTCCCATCTGGGTATGTATAAATGGCTTCCATACGAACACTTACCGGAGCAACAAGGGTACCAAGCTTAATAGACCCAGTATGGGCATTCTCATACAATGCATTAGTTGGGTCGAGTCCTCTTGATAGTGCCAAATTAAAAGGTGTGATCTCTTTAAAAGCACATTCAAGAGCAGCAGCCTCCCTCAATGGGAAAACAGCATCCTCAAGCATAGGATAACCAGATTCCAGTTTAAAAAATTCAGCATTGCCAACAAACTTTGTGTTAGCAAGTGCACCAATAGAATCAGAGGCAGCAAGTACAGGATATTGCTTTGTAAGGTTCGCAGAAGAAGAACCAATCCGTATTTGAGCTAACCCCAATGCTATTGTGGTGGTATCTTTAGTTGTAGGACCAGTAGTTGCCAATAGTATCACCTCCTCTATTCATTATTTTGTGTTTCTTCATTTTTGCCAGAGTTTTCAGCTTTGTGCTGATTGGAAGGAAAATAACTAAATGTATTAAAATGACCACAAGACTTCCTAATACATTTCATCTTAACTGAACCATGTACTAACATATAGACTGGCGGCGTCCTTGACGAATCTACCTTTTTCCCAAAAACAAACTTAAACAGCCCATTTGGAAGTCTCTCGATTAATTTCTTATTGCACTTTTCACAATAACAAAAGTTTTTGGTCATCTCATACCTCTACATTTTTGATGGTGTCCGTAATCGAACAGTTATGATTTTGTACTTGGTTTCATCAGGTGCCTCCATCTGACCAGATTCAAAAACATCTTGTATTAAAAGACTGCCCAAAAGAACCCAATTTGCTCTTAGTGGCATACTTCTATAAAATGGAATTCTCACTTGACCATCTCCAACAGAACCATCGTTCACAAGATATCCCATTACTGAATCTCGCAATTGGGCTAATTTGAATCCCTCATTATCTCCTCTCGTACAACAAAACAGCCTTGTAGACATTTCCGACATTGTTCCTAAATGAATACCATCTATAACAACCCCCACCCATCTATGTACAGTTTTCCCCTGCAAATCTGGTGAGGCTAAAGCCTTGTCAAAAGATAAAGGAATGCCTTCTGCTGTTTCAAGATTAGTGATAAGATAATCCTTTAAGCTGTCCCTAAAATTTGATTCTCTCGCAGTTGGGTCAAGAGTCATCTTGTATACTCTCCTCTACATTTTTATTTATACTTAGTAACTGCTCTTCAAATTCAATTATTTTCTGCATCAGTTCTTGCTCATTGTCACCATGTATGTGTTTGAAGATAGGAATAGCTAATTCCAAGAACCTCTGTAAATTTCGCATCTCAGCGAGTGAAACTTTCAACTTAACAATTATATCCCTTAATTCTATTCCTATTAGATTCATTTCCAGTATCCTTTCATTTTGTGTAATGATTGATTCCCTTCTTTTTGAAACTCATTTTGACTATACTCCTCAGTCGATGGAGCAAATAAAGGTCTTGCAGGCTGTCCTTTTCTTCCTTTCTCAAGCCATGTAGCATATTGAGCCACATCCACCGAATGTCCTCTATCCCCTTTTCCAAACCAAGAAGTTCCTCCCACAACGACTCCTACTTCAATTCCTCCCATCCATCCACCTTTAACTTTAAAAGCGGAAATCCTTTGAATAAGATTATTAAATAAAGCCCAAAATTCTTTTCCCGACCTTCCATATTGATTTTTCCATTCCCTATACCTTGGATTCAAAGGGGCATATGCCGCAGAGAACTTTTGAGTGCTTATGTTTCCAACAACTAAATTGGAAAACTTAATAGCATTCCTATAAGGCAGATCATTCTTTTCCCTCTTTACATGGGCATTAAGTTTATCCAAGGCTAATACAAATCTTTTAAAATGCAATTGATTAAATCTTGCATATTTATTTAAAGCCATGTTCACAAATCCACCCATTTAATATTCGTTCATATTCAATAGCATCCTCGGTCCGATAAGGTGCAGCATGTAATCTTATGTTGCTCCTAAATATTCTTGGATACCAATCCGCTGTCCGGCGCTCATAATTTTTTTTATATAGAACAAGAGCATTATTACCAATTGTCATCAAAAATGTTTTTAGATTCTTTTTAATAGCCTCATCTATATACTCATTATCAAGAAAGACCCCATACCATGGCGCTGTCTTGTTCGTTGAATTAATGTCTGCATAGGTATTAACAAAAGACGTAGAACTTATACAGTCTTTTGGGAAGGATTCAACTGTGCTTGCTCCCCCCGAATTTTTCTTAAATGAAGGTAAAATAAATAAATGCATTTTCATGCCACATGTCTCCCATCTATTATAACAGGTTCACCCTTAGGCAACGGAACTGTTCTCACTAAAGCAGTGTTGCAAACAGGGCAATTGAATTGCTCTCTTCTCTCTTTCGTTATATCAAACTTGCACTTGCATTTAGGGCATGTTACACTTTTATTTGCCATGACATACTCCTTATGTCTGGTACTCACTGACGGCAAACTCATTATGCCGTAGTAGTTGTGGTTGACGAACTACTACTCGTTGTAGTCGTACTACTCGTGGTCGTGGAAGTTGTGGGACCAACATCTTCTCCGATGTCAAGAACATCCACATTGTTGTACCGTCTACTCTTAACGGTTTCAACTCGATAAAATTCTGACGATGATATTCTGATTCTGTCAAGTACTTGTACACCATAAGAACTTGGAACGTAAAGCTCATAATTTCCAATTCCAATTAAACCAAGCTCTTCATTAGTATCCAAATCAATTCCAAACATAGGAACCGATATAAGGGCTCTCGCTTGTGTTTTAATCGGAGTCCAAATAGTACGCATTCGCAATGTATTTTCATCTCGTCCATTGGATGGTCTCAGAATATCAATAAGCACATTTGTTTTATAAAGAACACACTCATATTTTATTACCGTATTCTCAAACAATGCCGGGGTACTGTTCATAATGATATAATTATCCTCAGTTGTAACAAACTGAATTATATCACCAGAAACAACCCTTGTATCATAGGATAGAGCGGCTTCAAGAAAGTACTCTCGAATAAAGGGCTTTGTTACTTGTGCATTTGGTTTATATGTAAGATATTCACCAGATATGTTCCCCAAATCTCTAAGAATAAGATATTTAACTCCCACTTCCGCCAACACTTCTTTTATGTCGGGACCAATACTCATTAGTCTGAATCTCCACCCGGAGAGAACACTACCTTATTATCATCGTGGTATGTGATATCTTTCCCCGTTATTGGGTCATAATTAAATCCAGCATCTACCTTAGTACCAAACATCTCAAACGAATCAACGCCAGCAAACTCATGCGGGAATGCTTCCAATGCATCGGCAAAGTCTTTGTCCATTTTCGCAAGTATTTTATCATAATGTTCAAATCTATGCTGTAGGTTTATTTGTTCGTACTTGAATTTGTGGGCGCTTTCGGAATAGAGATAAAAGAACAGATGTCTTTTGGCTCTGTCCTTCATCCATTTAATTTTAAAATCAGTGGCGACAGGGAATGGCCATCCTGTTTCTCTGCTTGCATCGTCACAAGCATTGGTATAGTCATCCCCTTCAAGATAAGTACTCAAGCCTTTGACCTCTTCTTCGAGTTTTTCTTCCATTTCTGATTTGGTCATTTCTTTTTCCTTAGTTTAAGTTTTACTTTTGGTTTCGGTTTCTCTTCTTCTTTTTCCACCTTTATAGTGGTAGTAGTTGTTGCTTGTTTCAACTTCTCTTTTGCAACAGGAGCGGGCTTAGCTTTAATATCCCGCCCCTGTTTCAGTACTTTAACAGTCCCAGTTTGCTTCCTGATTTCAACTAAAATATCTTCAGGAATGGGGGCACCATCCTTCTCAGGAAAGATGGTACCTTTATCCCAAACTGTATCACCAGCTTTTAGTGCTTTAAGTAATATTGCTTTTTCGATTTTCATATCGATTGTCTCCCTTCACTGCCTATTACGCAGTGGTTGTTGTAGTAGAAGAACTACTGGTAGTGGTAGTGGTAGAAGCCGGAACATCAGCAGCCACTCCTAAGGGACCAGTAGCGTATTTCTTCTTAACATCCAAGATATACATGGCATCTCGATTATAAAGAATAGGAAGTCCCTTATCCTGTACCCTGATATAAACTCCTTCAGGGTCCCATTCCTCATGCTTGTCAGTGTATTTTCCATAATGTCTTCCAATACCAAACGGAGCTTCCTTGTACTCAGCAATGGGCTGATTATCAACCTTGGTGGCCATCATCACGAATTTGTCATCCGGGATAAATGCCTTACCCATAGTAAGATAATCCTTGCTTGCTCTGTATGCAGAA